TTCAGGGAGATCGTGGTAAAGTTATTGCACCTAATCCAGAGTAATGGTTTGGTAGTGCTATGGAACATTTAGATACTTCGGATATTGTTCCAGAACGTTGGGTTATTCAAGATTGGAGTAAGTGATGGCTATTTCTTTTCAGGGGTTAGGTAATGAAGGTAGACTGGGAAATCAAATGTTCCAGTATGCTTTCCTTCGTGGTGTTGCTGCAAACCGTGGATTTGACTGGATGATTCCAGGTCCAGATGCAGATAGGTTGGATAATTATGGTTTGTTTGAAGCTTTTCAACTAACTGGTTGCAATCTTCAAAAAAATACTGGGGAGAAATTTTTCCCAAATAATGTAGAATATCGTGACATGCATTTCAATGAAGAGATCTTCAATGAGTGCCAAGATAATACTAATTTCTCAGGTAATTTTCAGACAGAAAAGTATTTCAGTCACATTGCAGATAGTATTCGTGATGATTTCACTTTTAGGAATTGTTATCTTGAACCATGCAAAGAGTTCATTGATAGCTTAGGTGGAAAGGATAAGTGCATTTTCTTACATGTTCGTAGAGGTAGTCCAAATCTAACTGGACGTAGGGGAGAAAAGTGGTCATATCAAATGGTTCAAGAATACCATCCTCTATGTAAAGAAGAATATTATAAAGAGGCTTTGGTCCATTTTCCTCTCGCTAATTTGAATGTAATTGTTGTATCTGATCTGATTGATTGGTGTAAGAAACAGCCATTCCTCCAAGGAGATAACTTTCACTTTTCCGATTCTTCTTATGAAATTTTTGGTGATGGTGCATCTGTTCCATACATTGATCTGTGTCTAATGAGTCTTTGCAGTGGAGGTATCATTGCAAACTCTTCTCTATCTTGGTGGGGAGCATGGCTCATGCAAGATCCAAAATATCCAATCGTTGCTCCAGATCCATGGTTTGGTCCTGCGTATGCCCACTACAATATGAAAGATATGATTCCTGAAAGATGGATCAAAATTCATAACGATCCAACTCCTATTACACCTGAATCATGAAAGACCTAACTTTTTTACTTCCCTGTAGAATCGAAACGGAAGATAGACTGAGAAATGTAATTACTTCTACGAGTTATCTACTTAAAAACTTTCCAGAATCCAAAGTCATTCTGAAAGAGGTTGATACTAAATCTGTTTTCAGTGAGTATGCTTTACCTCAAATTAAAAAATATGTTGGTGATGTTGATCACCTTAAACATATTTTTGAGGAAAGTGACGAGAAGTTCTTTCACAAAACCCGCATACTAAATGATCTCTTAGTTGCTTCTGAGACCAACATTGTGTATAATCATGATGTTGATGTCGTTCTTCCTCTTGATAGTTACAAGATGGCCTACCATTCTATTATGAATGAAGGTTCAGATGTTGTTTATCCTTTTGGTTGCGGCATTTATCAGTGGGCGGTTACATATTCTGATGATCTGATGGACAAGTTTCTATCATCCCATGATGGAACTAATTTTGATTTTGATACCATTCAATCAAACTGCGTAAGAATCCCATCATCAATTGGTTGGGGACAAATGATTAAGAAAGCTGCAGAGATATCTGCAGGAATGTGGAATGAAGAATTTATTTCTTGGGGTGCAGAAGACTGTGAGTTTTATTATAGATTGAATTTGTTCGGATTCAAAGTGGGACGAGTCATCGATGACATCTATCATTTTGAACATGGTAGAACTTTTAATTCGCACTATCATAATCCAAAATTCAGAGATAATGATGCTCTTTGGAATTGGATTCGCAAACAAGATATGGATACACTTGCTGCATATTATTCTAAATTAGACTACTTAAAGAAGAGAGGGGAAGAACTCAATGCTGGCCTTTAATCAAATTGGAAATCTTGGGCGTTTGGGAAATCAAATGTTCCAATATGCAGCAGTCAGAGGTATTGCTGCGATGCGTGGGTATGAGTTTTGTATCCCACCATTTAATAGTAAGAGAGTTGATAACTATAGTTTGTCTCGTGCTTTTACTTTAGACTCTGTAAGATCCAACAACTTGTTCATCCTAGATCGGGGACATGCGCCTGTTGTAATGGAAAAACACTTTCATTTTGATGAGGAACTTCATCGCATGTGTCCAAATGACATTAGTCTGTTTGGATTCTTTCAAAGTGAAAAATATTTCAAGAACATCGAATCGGAGATTCGTAAAGACTTTACCTTCCATGACTCTATTCTTGGTCCATGTAAAGAACTTGTTGACTCCTTGGATACTCCGCCACTATTCCTGCATGTTCGTCGAGGGGATCCAAACCTTGTAGATTCTAGGGGATTTAAGTGGTCGTACACGCAATGTTCGTCGCAACATCCTCCTCAACCAATCGAATATTACGAGGCTGCACTGAAGAACTTCCCTGAAGATCAACCCGTTATCGTTTGCTCCGACTCTCCTGAGTGGGTAAATGAACAAGAGTTTTTTGCTGATGATAGGTTCCTAGTTTCTGAACCAACTGACAAGTATCCAGATGGTTCTTATGAACCTTTTGTTGATCTTTGCATCATGAGTCTTTGCTCTGGTGCCATCATCGCAAACTCCTCCCTGTCTTGGTGGGGTGCATGGCTTCAGAATGGTAGAGGTCCAGTTGTTGCTCCTAAGATGTGGTTTGGTCCCGACTACGCGGACAAAGATACTAAAGATCTTTACTGTGAAAATTGGATTGTACTATGATGGAAGACAAGAATAAATCTGCATATAAACTAAAAGGATTCGGTCCTTTATATGTTATTAATCTTGATGCTCAACCAGAAAGATGGGAGTGGATGGAATCCCAACTTAAATATTGGGAAATTGAAGACTATACTCGCATCTCTGCATATGATGGTAGACATGATGATCTGAGTGATATTATCCATGGTAAGTATCCAGAAGGAGTTTTATCTGGCGAAATCGGATGCGTTACTTCGCACCTTAAAGCCATAAAACATTTTTATGATAATACTGATGCACCATATGCAATCATTATGGAAGATGATTGTGATATTAATATTGCTAGGTTCTGGACTTTTACTTGGAGACAATTCATGGCAAATGTTCCATACGATTGGGACATTATCCAAACAGCAATCATTTGCCCAGGTGAACTGCATGTAACTATTCACCGAAGATTCGTAAATGATTTTTCTACGGCATGTTATGTGATCAGTAGACATCATGCTAAGAAATTAATTGATCTTCATGTACGTGGAGAGGACAAATACAGATTAGATAATGGTGTTAAACCACGTCCAGTTGCGGACGATCTAATTTATAATTCTGGCGTTTCATACGCATGTCCCATCTTCCTCTACAAGATTGAACTTGGTTCATCTATTCACCCAGAACACATTGAGATCTTCCACAGAGGTAGCCACGATGGTCTGAGAGAACTCTGGCTTACTCGTGGATCGGATCTTACGATTGACCGACTACTTGATTATGATCCCTATCTGGGTAGAATTGCTGGTGGAGAACCAAGACCACCACAATCCCAAGAGTAAAGAGGGTCGGTTTTCCACCCTCTTGACAAAAATCTGAAGAGAATGTTAAAATAAATACATTCAAGTGATGAAACCTCAAATACTCGTTGAGTCACTGAATCAACGGAGTTTGTCGAAACTCCTTACATCCGCAGGTATAACTCTGCGAGAAACTAAGAGGTACTATTATGTTTAAATCCGCTATCGCAGCCGTTGCTGCTGCCCCTTTCCTTGCTTCGGCTGCGTTCGCTGGCCCTTATGTTGAGAGCAAGACCACTACTGCTCTTTCTGACGGCACCTATAAAGGCGCTCAAACTGAGCTCCGTGTTGGTTATGAAGAAAAGGTCGCTCCTACCGTGACTGTCTTTGGTGAGATTGGTCCTGGTTATGAGTGGACCAAAGGCACCACTACTACCACTGGCGAAACCGTTGCCGTTGGTGAAGTTGGTGTGAAGGTCAAGGCAACCGATAAAGTTAGCGTAAATGCTAAAGTTACTGGTGAGTATGGTAACACTACCGAAATCTTTGATATGGGTGGTGAACTGAAGGTTCGTTACTCCTTCTGATAAACCACTCATAAGTTGAGTGGAACCACCCCTTTCTGGGGTGGTTTTTTTGTGACTAGATAATATAGAAATAGTTTCAAAATGCAGTTTATCTACATTAAAGATGGTGCAATGACTCCAAAAGAATGTGAGCGTTGCATTAAATACTTTGAATTAAATAAAGATAAATCCAGTTACGGAATAACTTCTGGTGGATATGAACCAGGATATAAAGATTCTCATGATTGGTGTAAAGATTTTTTAGATGAAGATGCCGTGGATCTTATGATTCTCGATGTCCTTAATAAAGGAACAGATGAATATAAAAAATTGCATCCCTCTGTAAATGATTTGCCAGATGCCTGGCATGTGTATCGTGGGTACAACATACAAAAATATGATCCAGGTGGCGGATTCAAAGGGTGGCATTGTGAGACTGGAGACTTTAAAAATTATCCAAATAGTGCGTCTTGCCGAAGGATGTTAGTGTGGATGATTTATCTGAACGATGTTCCAGATGGTGGTACAGATTTTAGAGAACAAAATTGGACATGTGAGGCAAAGCAAGGAAGACTTCTAATTTGGCCTGCAGCATGGACACATACTCATAAAAGTCAAGTCAGTAATACTACGACAAAATATATCGCAACTGGTTGGTATACTTTTAATTTACCATAGATAATTATACTTACTTTAAATAAAATGCCTAGAGGACAACTTACTAAGGACATCATCAAGTGTGAAGTGTTGAAGATAAAGAGAGACTTGCATAATGAGTGGATGGATAAATCTGGTCATGATCCAAAATGGTTGGCCAATCAGTACCTGAATAGAGTACTGGATAAGATAAATGAGTACGGATATTAAGAAATCCTGACATGAGAACTTGACACAATTTAATATTTACTATATAATTGTGTTATAATTTGTTACAAACTAATGACTGTTACAACAAACGAGTACGGCCAACAGAACATGTGGGCCAAAGAACCTGAAATGGTTTATCAAGAATACAACCGCAAGGGTCTACTGACCCCGATGCAGACAACTGAAATGTATAATGGACGCTGGGCGATGATGGGCATTATCGCTGGTGCTATCTCATACATGGCCACTGGAAAACTTTTCTTTGGTGTGTTCTGATGGCAGAAAGTCTTTGGATCCTGACATCAGTTGCATTTCTAGTGCTTCTATGTTATTCTGTAGAGAAAGTAATCGAAACTTACTAATGTCGTTGTTCAGTTCCTATGTTGGCGTTCCCGCCCCAGAAGTCCTTCAGGATGATCCTTGGTTTGGACCTGCTCCTGACACAGAAAAGTCTATTGCTTTGAAAGAACTTAAACAGCAACTTGAAGATCAACTCATCATTGAAGATGATGAGATTGAAACTCCGAAAGAAGCTGAAAATATACATGAAATCATGTATAAGATTGCAACTCAAAACGTTGCAACTACTCTAACTCTAGATCCTATGCCTTCTCTTGGTGGAGGTTCAGAACAATATCAAGAGGGATGGCTTTCTGGAGCAGGCCCACATTTTACCTAACTTTATTCGAAACTAATGACTACTTTCAACGTTACTCTTCAATCTCCTGACGGCACTTCGACCACGATCGAATGTCCTTCTGATCAATATATTCTTGAAGCAGCAGAAGAGGCTGGAGTTGATCTTCCTTCCTCATGCAAAGCTGGTGCTTGCTCTGCTTGTGCTGGTAAGATTCTTTCTGGCACAGTAGATAATGAAGAACAATCGTTCCTTGATGATGACCAGATTGCTGAAGGTTGGGTGCTCACCTGCGTGGCATATCCTACCAGCGATGTTGTGATCCTGACCGAACAAGAAGAGAACCTGTGACAACTGGTGATATGCTGGGGCAATTATCCATTGCTCTCCAAGAATTGGTAGATGGGGGTGCC